ATTCTTAAAGTTATGGTGTCTGCAACGCCGTTCCCGTTGTTTCTTCGTATATCCAAACGCCCTAAAGGACTCGGCGTCCCAATCCCGACGTTGCCGGTTCTATCAATTCGCATTCTTTCGATCAGCCCATTACCTGTGCCTACATCTGATTTAACGTAAAAAATGAGCTGGCTTGCCCTTGTGGCTCCGGTTTCCTCAATGGCCTGGATTCTTGCCTTTATTGCCCCATTGGATTCAAAACCGATAAAGTCCATGTTGATAAGTTTTTGTGCCAAAGCTGTCCCAAAATTATCCGTGCCGATTCTTAAAGTTATGGTGTCTGCAACGCCGTTCCCGTTGTTTCTTCGTATATCCAAACGCCCTAAAGGACTCGGCGTCCCAATCCCGACGTTGCCGGCGCCGGTGTCAAGGTTCCCATTCGAGGCAATTTTGAACTTGTCAGAATCTGAGTTGTCAACGCCCATCGCCCAACGTCTGACGCCAGTCAAAAGAAACTGCAACATCGCATCGCCGGTTCCATCTTGCTCGATTGTCAGGCCAGCATTGGAAAGCGTGTTTGCCGTGTCCTCATAGACGTGGAACTTGCTTACTGGTGTGATCCCAATCCCGACGTTGCCGTCAACAGTCAAATCACCCAATAAAAGAGAATCCCCATCCACCTTCACCGTCCCATTCACCCGCAGTTTGTAGCCCTGTGGGTCGGTGGCGCCAATCCCGACGTCGCCGGTGGGGCCTTGGATTCTTATGTACTCCTGGCGGGTTCCCCCTTCATTGTATGACCCAAAAGACATCACTTGCCCGGTGTTGTTTGTGTCAAAACTGAGATTTACATTAGACCCATCATACCAAATACGTCCACGGGTGCCGCCTATTGGTACTCCTCCAATTGTTAGCAATTGGCCATCATTATTCATACTGATATGGCTAGAGCTTGTGGACTCAACGTGAAGTATTCCTTGCGGACTCGGCGTGCCAATCCCGACGTTGCCGGTGGAGGTGATGCGCACTGCTTCTACAAAGTTGCCGGATGATGGCCTAGTATACAGAGAAATCCTCCCGGCTTGGTTGCCTGATGTGGCATTGTCCTTTACAAAAGCAATTGCACCAAAATTAGTCAAGGAACTTCCGCTTTGTCTGTTCGCCTGCCCGATTATTGCAGGGCCAACACCCTCACCAAAATCACTCAGGCTTCGTAAATACAATACACCATCATTTACGCCAGAACTTGCTATACCTTCGGGCTGTACTATCAATCTTTGGTTATCTATTAGAACCCGATCCGTCCCCCCCGTCTGTATCCTGACCTCGGAGGCGTGGTTGATGATGCCGTAGGTGGCGGTGGCGTTTGTTCCTACTGTTATCGGGTTTGTTGGGGATTCCACCGGACCGACAGCGGATACTTGCAATGTTCCAAGGACGTTCGTTTCAAAGGATGAAACAAAGAATGAAACAAGGTTCATTTCTATTCGGCCTTCGGTGAAGTAGAACCACCGGGTGTCATCACCAAAGAATACACGGTCGGACGATACTTCTACGGCAGAACCAAGCATGGTCGGATTTCCAGAGCCATCATAGCTTAAATTGTCTTCATGGATGAATAAACCCTTCCGGCCGTTTACCGTACCAAGTCGGACAAGCGGGTCTGAGGTGATTCCGTCCTCTATCAAAAAGCTTGCGGCGTTCTGGATTAACCAATCGCCATTAGTATAGCTAACGTCACCGTCAATAACTAAATTGTCACTATCCTTGACCCAAAAGCCATAATCCCCCACTCCCCAGTTCCCGGTGTCCGGTGGATTCTTCGGAAGTCCATTCAGGTAGCCCATTGCCGCAACTTCGGAAGCTGAATCAAAAATACTAATCCTGTTGTTCGTCTTGCTTAATTCAATTCTGGCCCCAGAATCTGCTGACTTCAAAGTTCCGGTTCCAATAATCCAGTCACCGATGGTCCCTTTTGCCGCTTTCAAAACCCCCGCATTGGTCACCGAAAATGGAGCGCCGCCAATTAGCGTGGCACCCATCCACATTCCAACGCCACCGGCAATTTCAAAGCGTGTGGCACCGGTGCCAGAATACAGCGTGGTGCCGATTGTAAACCCACCAATTGCCCCGGCGCTTGCTGTTATGGTTCCGCTAATGGTTGCCCCTGTGGCGGTCAGGACACCGGCTTTGGTAATCCGAAAAGGTGCGCTTACTGCGGTTGCATCACCTATCCATAGCCGGTATGTGGCGTCAACGCTGGACAGCTTCACAATATCGTTACCGGTCCCCAGGTTCAAAGCCCCTGCACTGTCAAGCGTAGCGTTGTTTTTGGTTAGCGTGTTTCCAGATATTGTCCACCCACCAATTGCCCCAGATGTGGCGGTAATCTCACCACTGATTGTTGCGCTTGTCGCTGTCAACGCCCCTGCAAGGGACACGGTAAACTCAGGGCTTCCGGTTGTGCCAAGTGCGATTCCGGCGGTTGTGGATATTGTGGCCGTGTTGGTGCCCGATACTTTTTCAAGCTTCTCGGTGTCAATTGTCCATCCCGCTATTTTACCTAAGTTGGCGGTCAAAACACCAGCCCTTGTAACGGAAAATGGGGCTGTGCCTATAGCGCCACCCCCCATCCATATTCCTGTTCCGGGTTCAAGAACAATTCTGGTTGTTGCAACGCCACCAGATAATGATGAATGCGTTACCACCCAGCCTCCAATGTTTCCGTTTCTAGCAAACACAAAACCCTGTGGCGTAACGGAAAAATTCGCTCCAGCAAAACTTTCATTCCCCATCCAGATTCCCGTACCGGGTTTCAAGGCCATGTATGATGTTATACTTCCTGCTGATAATTCAGCCGCATTGATTGTCCATGCGCCTATCGTGCCCTGCCGAAACTCTGCTGTGCCGTCTGCGGAAATCTTGAACCCGCTTGTCCCTGCCACGTAGTTAGATGAGATTATTGTACCGGTGGAGTTGATTGTTATGTTCTGTGCAAAAAGATCGTTCACATTTATCTTAACAGCGGCTATACTACCCTCTTCTAAGTCTAACGCCACCATTGGTTTTACTAGAATAGAAGATACAGTCCAACCGGAATAAATAGGAGTAGTTGTTCCAGCTACAGCACGGACACGGTAGTAATAAGTTTTTGCTAATGGAATTCCTTCAGTGCCACCGAAAGGCACTTTAGAGTGTACATATTCAAATCCCCAAATAACCGTAACCTCATCTTCCGTATCTCGCCAAGAAGTAGGCCAATTATTTGGTGGGCTTGGGTCTTGATCGGGGTCCATACCCGGATTATTTATACTATACCATGTAGCGTTGTCATCACTAATCTGAATTTCGTGTCTGTAACTAGCACCTATCAAATCAGCGGGTTTAGCTATAGCAAGTGATACAGTTCTACCTTGAGAAGTAGAAGCAACACTAGGGGCTACTAGAGCAGACAATGGGCCGTCGCCATCTATACCATCTATGGTCTGTCCGAACGTAGGCCGTAGGAAGCTCTCACGGCTTATATCATTTAATGTAGCAATTTCACCGGCGGGATCATACAAGCCGGTGTAGTTGGGGGATACAAGCATTGTAGCCGGTTTAGTAAGTTTACTATCGTATGTAGGGATAACACCAGTCTCAGCGGCAAATAAAGCAGGGGAATATGGGATACAAGTAATCTCTGCACTAAAGTCATCCATAGGGGTTATACTGTCAACAAGAAGATCAAGTGTCTCACTACCTTCTATTCCGGGCATACAAAGCTGGTTGAAGGTTATCTTACTTGTGACTATTGGTGTAGTTAGCTCTACAGTATTGGTTTCTACGGGGGAACCGGAAGAAGGATTGACAATACTAAGTCTAAGTATATTTGTGTCAGTACCGTCGGTTTCGGAAATACTAATAGGCCGTATAACCAGACCGTAGGAATTACCATCTTCAAATGTTAGAAGTTCGTCCAGTACAAGATGGGTGTAATGTGTTTCGGCTATATTAAGTGTAGCATCAATAATTCTAGCAGTCATACCCATACCAATAAGAGGTACATCGTGCTGTAATTGGATTCTATCACCGAGGGAACAAACTATATACTCCATAGAGGTTCTAAAAGAAAACCTTTCTGGTCTTAGAGTTTCAAGGGCCATAGTGTACCAAGCGAACTTAGTAGCTTGTGTAGAGTTTGTAACACCTGTAGCAGTTATCTCTAGTTTGTTATTATCGGTAGGGGATAGCGGATTACGGTAAACAATAATCTGATTCTCTTCCCACGAATCTTCTTCAATATATGTAACCTCAACATGGTCATGATTATCAAAGTAAGACCTAGAACCCACAAAGTTTGAACTGTTCTTAGGTGTGAAATACTGAGTAATAAAAGTATTCTCTTTATCTACAACAAATTTTATTTTATTATCTACAAGTAACCATGTAGCTCTACCAGTAGAACAAACAAGTGAAAGCGCATCCTCTAACATTATTTCATCGGATATAACCACATTACATTCCAGGGGGTTACTGTCGTTTGCACTACCGCCAACATTACAGAACGTCCACCAGTCCACTAGAGAGTCCCAATCTATTCTGGCAAGATTGTCTGTAGCATATTTGTTTACTCTCTCATTACAGAGAAGGTACAGTGCCATAGAAGCGGGATTACTTGTAGCTACAACATTACTAGACCATTTGTCAAAACCAGTACCACCGGCACCAGCATTGTAGTCCCATGTGTAAAGCTGGCCTACAACATTAAACCTGTCAAGGTTATTAGAAATATTAGGGTTCGCTCTAGCTTCAAGACCGACAATAGTAAGCTGTTCTTTAATGTCTGTTGGGATAGCCCGTACATTACTTGGGACTCCTGGATCGGAACCCTCAAATGTAAAATTGTTTATATACTCAACATAGAGTTTTCTAACATATTTGTTCTCCCCTTTGTCTTCACCTCCAAAAGAGTTATCCACAACAATAGTGAATGTTTTTGAAGGTGAAGAGTTCCAGAGAGTGGAATTATTCCTAATATCAAATGTTAGAATTCTTCTTCTTGGTATTTTTGTGTTACCCGAAAAGTCAAAAGAACCATCTGCATCTTGTGCAATTTCAGATATACCAGTAGAGCCAGTAAATGTCCCAATGATTCTGTCCCCCGCTGGGGCATTAGTAGACCATACATAATAGGGGGTAGCGGGGTTCTCTACGGCGTAAACACGAACACGAACACGTTTAGTCAAGCCATTTTGTGAACCATTATCCCCTATCCAATACATACCGCTAGGGAAAGAAAACCCTATTTCTACCTTATATGTTTTGGAGGGGGTATTCCCGGTAAACTCCCCTACTTCTACAGGGGTTTCATTGGGGTACCGAAACAATTCAGTCTGTGGGTATGTGGGGGCAACCCTAGTGCTGTAGTAAACATTCTGTCCTGGCTCCCCCACTTGTTTGCTGATTTTTACAAAGTCACCATTCGTGTCACTACCATAAGAAGCAATAAGTAAATCACCTAGTTTCTCGGTATCGGTTTCTATTCTTACATCTTCATAACCAACACAGAATAATTGCCTTACCCTCTGCCCATCACTACCGTCTGGAGTATAGGAATAAGGGAGCCCAACAACGTCTGGGAAGATTAAATGTCTACCAAGGAGAATAGGAATTCTACCGCCAAGATTTACTCTGTTCCGAGAACCACGGATAGAGACTTGCTTAGGTGCGGCGTCTCTTTCAATTCCTTGGTTAGCGTAAAGAAGAATCCCGCCTATGGTAAATGTTACAAATGAGCCTATGAGGACACCGGCGGCCACCAATGCCAACGGGGGAAACAACAGTGCAACTATAAGGGCGGCCCCACCAAAAAACACACTACCAGCCTTCATTGTCTCGCCAGTATTAGCTCTTTCTTCTTGAGTAGCCCCTTGTGGAACAACCTTAATAATTACATAATCGTTTTCGGGAATAGAATCAAGATCAGAAACGATGTGGTCTTTGTCAATAAAGATAGCGGAATCAATAGAGTAAACTCCTCTAGTATTTTCCGCAAATAATTCTCTATAGCTTTTTCTATCAGTTATTACTACCTGTTTCTCTGTCGAGAAAGGATTGTCCATCACTACTAGAGTTATCTTGTTTTGTTCCATATATTCCATAAACTCTCCCTCGTAGAATCCCATGCTCCATAGGAACACAGCATGAGTTTATCCCCTTCAGTACATGAAGTACCCTGCCTCTACCAACATAAACTGCAACATGACTTGTGAAACCACGAAACTTGTATAACACAATATCCCCAATATCCGGGGATTCTTTTTTATCTGCTAAAACAAGTGGTACGTTTTCTGTAACAAGTCTTGAAACACTTACCAGATCATTGGCCTCATTATACTCCCAAAAGTCCGGTAAATCCTTAGACAACTCATTCTTGAGAAATAGACGAACAAGTCCATAACAGTCTACACCATTGAAATCTCTACCATGAGACTTGAAGGGAATTCCTATGTATCTATCTAGGTTCATACTTGATACAGTGATGGGAAGTTTGTTACGTTGACTCTAATGTTTGATAGGTATTGTTTCTTGAAAAACTTATAGACAAGAGAACCACTTACAGTTTGATCGGTGTAACTAACATTAGACAATTCAAAGTTCCACGGCCCTTGTTCTACTGTTATATCACCATTAGGAGCTACTAGAATAACATTAGCAGTAACAGTAGGTGGGGAAGATATTGAACGTATCAAAGTCATTAGTGTTCTTTCAATGTTAGAAATAATTACTCTAGCCGGTTGTAATTCATCCCTTGATTCTTCCGGTGGTGTGAACTTGAATGATACGGCAGTATATGTATTTCCACCGTAGGAAATGTCTTGGTTATTGTTTACAACACGTATAACACTTGGAGCTATATCGGGGTGTGCAATATCGAGAATAACTAGAGCAACATAATCCATTTCCGTTGCATACATTTGTTCTCTAAAGTCTGTAGATATTGTCCTTGGCATTATGGCATCTCCTCAATCGTAAAAGCAACAATCCAATCCCTGGTTTCCCCATCCGGTCTAACCGTGTATGGAGGGCCGGTGATTTTCATTCTTACTTCTATGGTAGGTCTATCATCCTCATCTTCATCTACACCGGCAGACCATATCGGTTTAGGGAAATCGAAACGTAGTGAACCATAAGAAATTCCGGTAGGGGAAGCGGCCTTGAACCATGTTTCAAATATTCCAAGTTGTTCCGTAGTCATCACCATACTCACGGTCATATCCGTGGTAACACCGGTGAACCGTCTACGGACTTTTGGATACCCTGCGTCTGTTTCATCCCGTATAACACCGGAATTCGGATTGTAGTTAAATGAATCTCTAAGTACATTCTTTGGTAGTGTACTAGGCCAAGCTACTGCCATTCTCTCCTCCTCTTATCTTGAACCACGGCTATGGACACCATAACGTGTTCTCATTTCTGTATCCACGCTACCATCACCCATAGTTGATTTTATCATTTTTTTAATGATAAGTTCTATATTTCCATTACCGTCGTTACGTTCCTCTACAACGGCATCTGTCTGGTTAATGACGGTAATGTTCACCGGAGTACCGCCATAGCCACCACCGGCCACCTGGACGCCCATATCACCGGTTTTGGTTCTCTTGAGTGGTAGTATACCTTCCCACCCGGCTTCGCCCATTAGGGAACGTCCACCGAACATGGTAGGACTATTAACTACACCACCCCTAGCAAAAGTCTGCATGGGGCCTTCATCTACAGAGTTTGCACCTCTTGTAGCTCCTTCCGCCATTCCTACACCAATAGTGGTTGCAAGTCCCATACCAAGTAAAGCAAGCCCCGGAACTACTTGCCCCATTATGAGTAATTGTAGCCCGGCTTGCATCATCATAGGTCCCAACATTTTTCCTATTTCTAGGGCAAGATCGGAAAGCATATTGATATAAGTTTGTGCGTTTCTTTCCCCTTCACCCCATGCGTAGGCCATGTCATAAATAGAGCTAGTGAGCAGGTCTACGCTCGAAACCATAACATTAGTGAATAGATCAGCGAATACTGCACTTGTTATTTCTAGGTCACGGAAGTTTTTGTTTGCGTCTTGTAATTCTACATTTAGTTCTCTATATCTTGTAGAGCCAAACTCCACCGTCGCCATTTCTTCTTTTAGGTTTTGTATCCTCTCTCTTTGGTCTGCACCACCGACGTTTGTGAAAAATGAGAATAGACCTTCACCCATCACGGTTCCAAAGTCAGGAATAGAATCCATAACTTCATCCATTGTTCTAGCATAACTAAGTAATTCTACTTGTGCGTAGCTTACATTCTTTGCGTGTTCCTGCCACGCTGTATCCGCTTCGGTGATTCCGGGTGGCAGTGCGTTAAATGCTTGCACGGTTTCCCGTAGTCTTTGTTGTAGACTATCATAATCATTAGCTACTTCCATAGTAGTAACACCGGCACCGCCCAGTGCTAGATTAAAACGTTCTACCTCTGCGGTCTGTTCACCCCACGAACGTCGGGCGTCCTGTGCGGTCGAAACATAGAACTCTTTTAGCGTGTCACGGTACTTTTGTATCACAGCTTGTAGTGCTATGTCGGCTTGTGAACCATTATCTTCTCCTGTCAATATACGGAATATAGCACCGCTAGAAATATCTGAGTCTCTAACAGAAAGTAATTCCTCTATGGAGCCTCGCAACGTGGATAGTCTCTCCTCCAAGAAAGGGGTCATTTCAAACTGTGCCCCCAAAGCATTATTTAATGCTTGTGAGAACTCTATCCCCTCCGCCATATACTCATTAAATCTTTCCCCGGCCTCCACCCCAACCATTCCAATAACATTAGCCCCAGTTATCTCTGTAAAATAATCCTGCCAAGTCTTTATTGGTTCTTCGGGTGGGCGGACTCTACCAGAGCGTTCTCTTAGTTTCTCTTCAAGAGTTTGAATCTGTGCTTCAATCCTCGCACGTTCCTCTTGACTACTCCCCGCAGCTCTAGTTCGTAAATCATGCATTTCCGATAAGGTTTGCTCCAAGGAAATTAGAAGCTCCATTCTCGTAATTCTTGCGTTCAACCTATCCACATTTCGCTGTTCTATATTAACTGTTCTTTCTCTATCTGTTCTTCGAAAATCCGTTTGCCATGTCCCTTCTAGTATAGCCTGTGCTTCAGCTAGTCTTGCTTCAGCTCCTACCAATTCTCTTCTTGATGGGGCTAGACTTTCGGCAAACCTTGTATTTCTTTGTTGCATCCTATCTATAGCATCCCAATCTTCGGATTCATAAGCCGCCAGCATATCACGTATTGGTTGTGCATCAAACTGGTTCCCATACTGCCTGCTGGCCTGGAACATTTGCATCCTTATATCATTCAAAACACCACCAAGTGTGGTTAATCTACCAAAAACACCTACCGCCGCATCTTCAGCCACAACCAATCTTCCTCTTAGAAATTCTAAATAAGATTCCAATTGTGGTACTGTCTGATCTTCCAGAATCATTTCACTACGTCGTCTCGCCGTGTCATCGGCTGGGGTTACACGTAAATCTTCTAATCTGCCCGATGCTAAGTACCCTTGTGCCAACTCGGTCATTCGAGAACGTCTTGCTTGTGTTTCATTTCTGGCGGATAATTGATTCATCAACTGATCACTCTCTCTAAGTGCTTCATTAAGACGTTCTTGTTCTCTTCTATATGCCCTTACACCCACAGTAATCCCGACCCATGCAACAGCGGCAATTGCAAGCACCGGGAGAAGTAGTGAGTTCACAACAGTTAAAACCCCTGCAAGGCCACCATACGCTCCTGTTAATACCATAACCTGTGTTGCTACCGTAGTAAAAAACTTTGCCATTTCTAAAGACTTCAAAGCCCCTTGTATATAAAATACAGTTTGTGTTACCACCGCTAATGCAGTAAATGCACCTACCAACCACCAAACTTTATCGGGCAACAATGCCAACATATTTGCTAGAAACTCAAACCCCTGGACAACCAGCAGAACTACAGGCAATAACTTATCACCTATAGTGGTCATGTGAGTTGTTATTGTTGCGGTTAATTGTCGGAATTGGTGTCCTAGTGCATCAACCGTACTGGTGACTGCCTCATAAGACCTATTTGTCGCCCCTGCACTATTTACAATCTCAGATAGTTTTGCATTGTATGTGTCTAGCATTTCCCCGCCTATGGAGGAGGTCAACATGAGCCCCTCAATACGCCTAATAAATTCTTGTAATGGTTGCCCTGTTCTTTCGGCTTCCCTAGTAATTAAGTTGAACACCCCCCCTAGTCCTCTGGCTTCAATTGCCGCTTGCCCACTTTCATATCCATAACTTTCAAGTAAAGTAGTGAGTTCGGCGGTTGGGTTCATAAGAGAAGCGAGGGCGGACCGCAACTGTGTGTATACCCTAGAAGCATCACCCGTAACACCGGT